ACATTTCTCCTTAACGGTTATCGCCACTGCCACCAAGAACACCACGCTCTTTGCGGCTCTCAATCTTCTTCACGTTTGCTACAGCTAAGTCTTCTAGACCAATGCCGTACTTGTAGGATAGTACAGCCACAAACCACTGTACGTCACCTAGCTCTTTGATTAGCTTCTCACGGTCTACAACACCATCACTGTCTCTTACTGCTTTTGCGAACAGGCTTGCTACTTCCCCCGCTTCCCCTGCTAGCCCTAGGCTTAGATACTCTTTTGACAGGGCTGTTGGTAGTGCTGTCCCCACTGCCCACGTTTGATACTCGTTTAGCGTCATCTTTTTCCTTTGCTGTCTTAGCCTTATGGCATGTTGTACATAACACTTGAAGATTATACTCTTCACAGAACATTCTGTCAATGTACACGTCCCATGAAATAAACCCCGTTGTGGGGTCTACTACTGGGTCCATGTGGTCTACTTGTACATCCTTAGCTGGATATGGTGTGTTACATCCAGCGCAAATGTAGTGCATAGCAAGCTTACCAGTTTTCTTATTAGTAATGCGCCCTACTTCTGCTTTCTTCAGTGTCTTCCATTTAGGGGGCCACCGTCTCATTCCACCACGTAGCGTACTAGTAATGAAACTGCGGTAGCGTCCTTCTGTCCACTCTCCACCGTTACGCTCAGCCATTGACAGGTGTTACCTTAGTCCATGCGGCAAAGTGAATAAGAGTACCGTTGCTGTCAAAGCATCGGCTGTACATCCCATCAATGCCCATGAACTTGTATACATCCATATAGTCAAACGGCTCACTTGCTGGCGGCACAGCGACAGTGTTGTCTGCCAGTTTGAACATAGTACCTCGGTCAAGTTCATACAGTGCCTTTATATCTGCAATGTCGTGTTCGTTAATCATATTAGTTCCTATAGTAGAGCATCTTGCATCTCCGGTGGTGGTGGTTTGTTCTTCACAAACCGTTTGGTTTCTAGCAGCTTAGTACTTTCAGCGGTACGCTTATTAGTATCGAACTGCACTGGAAAGGGCCAGTTCTTTCCTCGTACAGGTTGTGTCATGCTCCATGCTCCATCAATGCTGTCCACGATACAGGGAATATCTTGTATGCTGTTGCGTCAATCATCTTAGCTACCTCTTGTGTCTCTTGCTGTGTATGCGGGTCTAGTCGCAACTTACACATCTTAGCAAACGCAAACAGTGTACCACTCCAAATCCATTCCGTCATTGTGTTCTGCGGTAACACCATACGAGCTTGCTCAGCACACACACCATTACGCATCAACGTGTAGTACGCATCCAATGAATACTGTGTAGTCATCAAAGCAACTTCTTTCTGTGTGCCTTGGTCTACAAGTAAACCACCGCTACCTTGCTTCACGTTATCAGCCGCTGAACGCCAACCCTCAGGGATGTAGAACTCAGGTTCATCTGACACATAGCGCCGACTGACTTCGTTCCAAGGCAGGTACTCATGCTTAACCAACTGACGTGCTACAAAGATGGGGGCTTTGACACGAAACGACATGAATGCATGGTTGAAAGGACTCTTGTGTTTGTGCTCAGCTAAGTAGCGAACTAGCTTAGCATCCTTATCAATAAACTCTGCACTCTCTTTAGCAAAAGACACACGAGCGGCATTGACAACTGACAAGTCACTACCACAGTGGTCAATATACTCAACTGACTGTTTAGCGATTTTCATCTTTTACATACTCCACAACTTGTTGCTTCCAATCCTTGTTACGTTCGTTATTAATAACTTCACGCTTCCGGGTCTTCCCACGAATCTCCAAGTCCGTTGTCTTCTTCGTCATCTTCATCTGTTGTTTCTTCAATGTAGTCATCTGCAGGAAAGAATGTGTCATAGCTGTTAACCAAAGCATCAGGTAGTAGTTCAACAATTTCCTCAAGGGAAAGACCTAGTACAGATACCAACTCAGGTGCATCATCAAAGTTATCTGAAACAAAGTCTCGCACCTTCATCAACTTACTGTGGTAATCCATATTTTTTCCCCAAGTATTCAATTGACAAGAACATCTCGTCAAAGTGACCATCGTTAACTTCGTTGAGTACAACTAAGCCACGCCAATGTTTGTTAGACAAACTATCCATATAACTCTCGTCATGTAGATAGTAGCTACCTGCAATTATAGCACAGATTGATTGTCCGTCCGCTCGTTTACCGTAGGCAACTTGTTTTCCTTGCTGATGACCAGCAACACAAGACATATGGAGCTTACTAATAATAGCACTAGGAGTGCTAGCGGCTCGTCCCATAGCACCAACAGGCCAGTAATGGTTGAAGCCAACACCATTGATAAAAACTGGATGCAGAAATTCATGTACTTCCCAATCTTTCTCGTACCCAAGGTCTTTGGTTGAGATAAGTCCTTCTAGTGTTGGATTGTTATTAACGGCACGGTTGATACGGTTCTCATGGTTGCCCATAAGCATAACCATACGAGGTTTGTACACCTTCTCTTTGTTACGCTTCTGCTTCTGTTGCAACTCCTTTAGAGGGGCTAACAACTGACTCATAGCGTCTTTAACAACTGCAATGTCTTTGGTGTAGCGTTTACCTTCAAAGTATTTGCTACCCTTAACATCGTGTGTTGATAGTGAGGGCATGTCGGCAAAGTCACCAATGTTGACCACAACGTCAGGCTTGTAGTCAACAATGGCTTTACCAGCCCACGTTAAGTGTTCAAGAGGTACGTCCTCTTTCACTTGTGCGTCAGGTATTACTAGTATACGCATTAGAATGGTAACTCCCCGTCATCTTTGAGACCTAGCTCTTCAAACAACTCTTCAAGAGTAGCTGTCTTAGGCTTGGCTGTTACTTTAGGTACGGCTTCATCTTCTAGGACAATGTAACCTTTAATCACACGACCTGCTTTAGCTAAGCCACGAGACATGTTGTAGGTAAGTTCCTTGGTGCAACTCTGCTGTGTAGCGTATGCCTTTGGAACGCTACTACCTTGTGACTTCTTTAATGCTGCCCCACCCTCATGGGGTGTTAGCTCTAGGAAATGGGCCTCACATACGACTTTCATACAATCTCCATAACACGAGGTGTATCAACAACCTCAACTAAGAACTCTGGACCGGACGAATACATGAATGTACGCATCTCAGGCCAACACTGTTTTTTGTAATTGCAATAGCCACACGAGGTGCATAGCTTCTTGTTCTTACTGGTCTTGCTTTGTGGTACGGCAGGTAGGCGGTTGATGGTGTCAGGGGAATCCAAGCTGACAGTTTCAACTGCATGTTCTGCTTGCATACGAAACAAGCCTTTGTTTACTTCAATTGGGTAGTAATTGACATGGCCTAGTTCCTTCTGGATAGTGACAAAGCCAGCATTATCATTGTTAAGAGCAGCAGCATATCCGTTCAATTGTTGGTAATAGCCAAAGGGGTCTTCCTGTAAGTCGTTCTTGAACTTCTCTTCCGAGTATTTGGTAACGCTTTTAACGTCAACAACTACACCGTCAATTACAGCGTCAATACGACCACGCACTACCCAACCATCACCAATGTCATAAATGACACGCTCTTGCTTATTAGTAACGCTGTGACCAGCATCCTCTGCAACATTGAGTACCAACTCTTCTAGCATGTCTCCATAAAAGAACTTGAGTAAGGCACGACCATCTGGCTTGGTTGCAACTTCTGGTTGGTTGTAGCGATACCACAAACGCCGTGGGCATGGGTCGCCTACCTCACTAAAGTACAACACCTTCTCTTCACGCTCCGTAGGGCGCTCAGTGAACCATTTGTCGTAGCTGATGTTAATGCCGTTATTAGTAGTGGCAGGGGCCGTAGCCCCGCTCACTAACCCATACATGTCATCAACTAGGGTAGTGATTGACTTCATGGATTAGCTACCAGCAACCATTGCTTCTGCGGCTTCCATGTCCAAGTCACCACAAGAGTACGCTTCAAACTTACGTGCAACTTGAATGATTAGGTCGGCATAGTCGCCTACAGTGTCAATACCATCGTTACTATCGAAGTAATCACACACTGCCTTAGTAGCATTGGTGATTGAGTTCTGTCGAACAATGGCACGGTCGCCGTGTAGGGCAGGGATAGGGAACACCTTGGCAGGTGCGCCATAAGCCTTTGCAGGGGCTGTAGAGGGGCTTGCTGAGGGTGCAGGAGCACCAGTACCCTTGGCAATTAGCTGTACGGATGCAAGGTCTACGTTCTTACCGTAGGTGTTCTCAGTGAATTGGAAATCAATCTCGTCACCAATCTTGAATGCAGGTTTCTTAAAACCGTAGCTGAAACGCTCACCGTTAGCAACGATGGTGTATGCAGGTTTAGGACCAAATTTAGTGGTGACTTCTTTGGTGGTGATGTTTTCAACAATGTAGCTCATTTAAATTCCTTTAAGTTCAGTTTTGTCTTGC